GCAATATTTTTAGAAGGAACATAAACATCTAATTCTTTTCCACGTAAAAGAAATCTATCATTTTCAATAACATTACAATCCGTTATTCTTTTAACATATGATGATAATTTCTTCTCTCCTTTACTTGTAAACTTACGAGTAGGAACATGTTCATTTGAACTTCTTATTCTGATGCCATGTTTGATTAATGCATTGCGAACTAAATTTACATCACAATTAAACTTTTCTCTAATTCTTTTTATTGACCATTTTTGTGTTACATAAAGATCATAAAGAAATTCTTTTTGACCCAGAGCCTTGATTGTTTCTTGATTAGTTGCTCTCGCATTTTTAACAGCATCTTTTAATCCATGTTTTTCTATCCATGTAACAACAGTCGGCTCAGAAACTCCAAGTTCTTTTCCTATACGCTCATAACCTTTCTTTAAAACAACTCGTTGATTATAAACCCAATCATAATCGCCCAATTTATTCTTCACTTCGTCTGAAATCTTACAATCTCCTCTATGACATTCTGGGCCACAATAAAGCCTAAAACCTTCAATGGCATTTCCATAATTTAATATAGCGGGTCTACCACAATTTGCTTTACAATGTGGCATATTATCTTTGGTGATATTATTTTTAATACAATAAGCTCTAGATCTTAGTTGTATATTATCATAATACTCATCTAGAAAAATGGTTTCTTTTTCTATTGCTTCTCTTAGATCTTTTTTAGCTGCAAGAGACATAAAGCCACCTTTGTCCCAATGCTCTTCAATAATCTTCTTCAAATCCATATCAACACTCATTCTTCACTTCACCATCTTAGCACAATAACTCCATTTTGTCAAGTTCATTCTGATAAATAATCATTCAATAACATTCAATAATGCCCGATACATCTTATAACATCTCAAGTAATCAAATAGAAAACAGAAACTTTTCATATCCAACAAAATATCGCTTTACTCTAAACAGATATCCTAAAGCTATATTCTTTGCTAATTCCGCTTCTATTCCTGGACTTGAATTAACATTGGCAACACAACCAACTTCTCTAGGAAGAGACATTCCACAACCAGGAAATAAACTCCGAATGGATTCATTTGATTTAAGATTTATCGTAGACGAAGATCTAGTCAATTATAATGAAATCAATAAATGGTTACGAGGTCTTGGATATCCAGAATCATTGCAGCAAATTTACGATTTACAAAAAGACGGTAATAATAACTCATATAAGTCTGGACTAGATTTATATTCCGATGGTACTCTTCAAGTTCTTAATTCTAATGATAATCCCACAGTACAAGTTCGTTATTATGACTTATTTCCATTTTCAATAACACCACTGGTTTTTGATGCCACAATCTCTAAGCCAGATCCATTTCTTGCCACGGTCAAGTTCCAATATACATACTTTGAACTTTTGGATAAGAGTGGAAATCCTCTATGAAGCATAGTGAAATTGAACAAATGTGGAAACAAGACTCGGTTATTGATCCCGATAATCTTCATCTTGAGTCCATAAAAATTCCACAATTACATGGAAAATATTATGAAATTTTAAACCGAGTTTTTATTCTTAAAAAACAAAAAGAATTAGAATACAAAAGACTTTATAAGAATCAATGGTTATATTTCTCAGGTAAAGCCGATCCCGAAGTCTACCAAGAAAAGCCATTTCCTCATAAGATTATGAAACAAGATGTTGGAATTTATATTGAAGCTGATGAGGATCTTAATAGAATCAAAAGTATGTTAGAGTATTATTCGCATACGATTGATTATCTTAAAGACATTCTTAAGCAGATTCATAATCGCACTTTTCAAATTAGAGATAATATAGAATACAGTAAATTTATCGCAGGTCAATAATGGCTGATGTAACAATTCAAAAGAAAAATGAGATTTACATAAAACTCATATGTGAACCATACGTTCTTTATGAAATGGCACAATACTTCACCTTTGATGTTCCCGGTGCGAAGTATTCACCTGCATATAAAAAGGGTGGTTGGGATGGTAAGATTTCACTTCTCTCAACGTCTACTGGCGAAATCTATTGTGGTCTTTTAGATAGAATTATCGCTAAGCTGAAGCTTCATGGATTTTCTTATGAATTTAAAGACAATAAGCAATACGGTTTACCCTTTGAGATCAATCCAGAAATAACATTAGAAGGTGTCACTGGATTCTTGAATGTTCTTGGTAATAAAGCCAATCTTATTCCCGATGATTATCAAATTAATGCAGTCTATGAATGCCTAAAGTACAACAGAAAAACAATCGTATCACCCACATCTTCTGGTAAAACATTTCAGATTTTCGGATTGGTTCGCTATTATATGATGAAGAACTATAAGATTCTTATTGTCTTTCCTCAAACAAGTCTTATTCGGCAAACCTATAAAGAATTTGAAGACTACGGATTAGATTCAGAATCTACTTGTCATATGATCTATCAAGGACAATATAAAAAATCAGATAAGCAAGTACATCTTTCAACTTATCAATCCATTTACGATCTAGATAAATCTTTTTTCAACCAATATGATGTTATTATTGTTGATGAGTGTCACAGAACAACATCAAAGAGTCTTATTGGTATTATGAAGAAATGTCCTGATGTGAAATATCGTTTTGGATTTACTGGAACTCTTAGTAACAACGATGATTCAAAGGCACCTAACGAATTAACAATTTCTGGGCTTTTTGGTCCTTCTTATAGAACCACCAATACCAAAGAACTCATTGAAAAAGGAAGAGTTTCACAATTAGATATTCGTTGTGTTGTTCTAAAACACAAACCACAAAAGTTTGATCGTTATGAAGATGAAGTTCAATATCTTATTAGTAACGAGAAAAGAAACAATTTTATCTGCGATCTTTCTAGTAAACTCAACAACAACACTCTTGTTATATTCTCCAGAGTTGAGAGTCATGGTCAACTACTCTATGATATTCTAAAAGAAAATAAGAACAAAAAAATCTTCTTTATTCATGGTGGAGTTGATGTTGAAGAGCGCGAAAGAGTTAGACAGATTTGTGAACAAGAAAATAATGCAATTATTATCGCATCTTATGGTGTCTTTAGTACCGGAATTAATATTAAGAATTTACACAACATCATATTAGCGTCTTCATCTAAAGGAAAAATTCGTATTCTTCAGACTATCGGTAGAGGATTAAGAAAACATAAGTCTAAAGATAGAGCAACTCTTTATGATATCGCTGATGATTGTGGAAAAAATTACACTCTAAGACATTTCTTAGAAAGAATCAAAATTTATAATGAAGAAGAATTTGATTATGACATTAAGACCATAGAACTCAAGTGATCTTGAATTTTAAGATACTTTTTGATGTAGCGTGGAGTATTTGGATTTCTTAATACACTCCAACGAACATCAGAATTCTTATTGGTCGCTAGTTGTTCTAATATTTTTGGTGGTGTGTTTGGATTACATGCTACCCAATAACGAATAGAATAATCATCATCAGTCGCTAGTTGTTCTAGTGCTTTTGGTGGTGTGTTTGGGTTTTGTGCTAACGCCACACAAATATAATACCTATCATTGGTCACAAAACTCTTTATTGTCGTTGGTTGGGTATCTGAAATTTTTAATGCTTGCCAACAAATTTTCCAGCCCTCATCTGCCATTAGAAGTTCTAATGTTTCAGGTGAAGTGTTTGGATTTCTTGCTACTTCAACACGAATCCAATACTCCTCATCTGTAGCTAGACGCTCTAACTCTTCTTGTGGTGTGTTTGGGTCTCTAGCAAGGTCATATTTGTTCATATTCTCATCAAATGTTCTTGAATTTTAATATATTTCTTGATGTAGCGTGGTGTGTTTGGGTTTTCTGCTACATCACAACGAATAAAATAATACTTATCGGTCGCTAATTGTTCTAGGGCTTTTGGTGGTGTGTTTCGGTTTAGTGCTACTTCACAACGAATGGGACGATATTCGTCGTTCGCTAGCTGTTCTAGGGCTTTTGGTGGAGTGTTTGGATTATATGCTACACATTCACGAACACGCCATTGTCCATCAGACGCTAGTTGTTCCAAGACTTTTGGTGGGGTGTTTGGATGTTCTGCTACATACCAACGAACATAAGGATCTTTATCGGCCGCTAGTTGTTCTAGGATTTCTGGTGAAGTTTTGGGATCACTAGCTAATTCAACTTTGTTCATAATCATTTCTCATTTTTTAAATAAACTGGATCACATTCACCTCTCTTTTTACACACAATAATAACTCTAGTGGGTGGAAATAATTCCAGTTTTTCATTAAGACAAGATAAATTTTTACCAGAATTACAAATCATAATCGTTGTTATGAAATCAAGCATTTAGGACCCCTAATAAAATTGAGTTGTTTACTATTATGAAATAAGTTTTATGTTTTATCCAACTTAGCTAGTTGTTCCTGAATTTTAAGATACTTTTTGATGTATTGTGGAGTGTTTGGATTTCTTGCTACATTACAACGAACCCGATAATCCTTATCGGTAGCTAGTTGTTCTAAGACTTTTGGTGGTGTGTTTGAATTTCGTACTACTCCCCGACGAACATAATCATCATCATCGGTCGCTAGAACTTCTAATGTTGTAGGTGGAATTTTTAGATTATTTGCTACGTCGCAACGGACATCAGAATCCTCATCGGTCGCTAGAATTTCTAGAGTTTTTATTGGAGTGTTTGGATTTCTTGCTACTCCACAACGAACACTAGAATGCTCATCTGTCGCTAGTTGCTCTAGTGCTTTTGGTGGCGTATTGGGATTTGCTGCTACATTAAGACGAATATTAGAATACCCACTGGTAACTAGAAGTTCTAATAATATCGCCTGGGTATTTTGATTCCATGTAGTATTTGGATCCAAAATGAAGTCAATAAAATTTACATTAGACATAATAAATTTTTCTCTTTGGTTGTTCTTTTCTTTTTACAATAAACTTATTAGCAGACTCAAAGGAATCAAAACATATTTCAACAGGAAAAACTTCTGTTTTGATAAAAGGCATCCAAAAAAGAAGTAACTTTCGTTGTTGTGGATAAAATTTAATGTTTCCATTTAAATCAGTTTTTTCAACAATACGGTAGATCATTTTAGTAATTAACAAAAGGAGTAATAACAACATTAACGTGAGAAGTAGTTCTTTTAATTTTATTGATGATTTTCTTCCACCATGATTGACGATATCTTGAAATCATTTGGCTAAAATAACCACCTTTTGGGGTACCAATGATAACAAGATATTCTGTTGCTGATAATATAGTCTCTAGAAGTTCCTGTGTAATCGTATCATCTTCATCTATAATAACAACATCAAACCTATTACAGCGATAACTATTGATTGATGAACAATTAAAAACGTTAACATTTTTAGATTTAATAAAAGGATTAATGTCGTTTAATCTTGAATAATTTGAAACGATAACACCAACTTTCTTGTTACATAGTAAACCTAGATAATTGGCTAGATTAATAGTGAAGAAGGTTTTTCCAGATCGTTTAAATGTAGAAATTAACGTAATAGGACTTTTGAAACAAGAACGAAACCACTTTCTTTGATATCGTTTTAACCCTTTAATGTCTATAAAAGCAGGATAGATTCTTGTTTCTTTAATGAAACAATTAAACTTTTCTAGTTCATTAGAAGGATTCTGAAACAACATGTTAGATGTTCTGACAGATTTTAATAACTTATTTAACGAGTTCTTGATATTCAAAATTTTTCTTCTCTTGTTAATGTTGATTGATGATTTAAATGTATTTGATAGTTTAATCGTTTATAACGCTCACTAAAAACATCTGGTAGCCAATAAGTTTCTAGATATTCTACTTTTACATTTTGAAGAAAGAAATCTAGATCATGAAAAATACCTAATTGACAATAACCATCGTGAGTGATAAAGTTATTGTCGTCAAGTCTATAGTAATAAAGCATTAATGTATTTGACGAACGATAGTGAGTCAATTCCCGAAGGGAATGATTAAATAATATTAGAAGTGTTAAGAAATATAATGCAAGAGGAATTTTATGCGGTTGTTAAGTTAGTAAGTGGTGAAGAAATTTTTGGTATAGTATCCCCAATGGAGGAACATGGTGAACAGTATTTGATTCTTTTAGATCCCATTAGTATCACTAGAGAAGAATTGAATAACGTTTACTTTTACCGAATAGAACCATGGATGAAGCTAACACAAGAAACGATTTTCATCTTAGAAAAGTCAAAAATAATTATGGTAGTAGAATCATTTGACGATGAGCTAATAAAGCTTTACAAACGTTATTTGAACAAAAGTGACTCTAGCGGAACCTATGTACTCAATAGATCTGAAGGATTCATCAATAACGTTAAACGAGCTAGAATGATACTAGAGAAGATCTACAGAATCAATTAATTCCCTTCGGGAATCAGCTCCTTTCAGTCGCTGGTACTAACTTTAGTTAAATTTAATAGATTAAATTTTAATAGTTACTGGTGACGTAACTCCTGTGAGTCTACACACACTTTTTCCATTTGTCAAGCTTTAATATGCCACTTTGTTCACTGTCACACTCTACCACCATATAACCCCTCTTGACAAATCAGACAATATGTGTTATAGTAGTCTTCTAAATAGGCGACCGTGAGGAAAATATTGAATGATAACAACCAGTGTAATGAAAAAGAAAAAGAGATCGGTTCATTATGTTTCAAATCAAGAACTATCCGATGCATTAGTAGCTTACATCAAACTTTGTAGAGAAGCGAAAGAAAAAGGAGAACCCAGACCAAGAGTACCAGAATTTTTAGGTAAATGTTTTCTTAATATCGTAACAAGATATTCTTATCTTCCTCAGTTCGTTAATTATCCTTTTCTGAATGATATGATTTCAGATGCAATAGAAAACTGCTGTAAGTATTGTCATAATTATAATCCCGATTATGTGAGTCCAAAAACAGGTAAGAAAATCAATGCCTTCAATTACATTACTCAATATGCCTACTATGCTTTCATTCGTAGAATTAAACTAGAGAAGAAAGAAATGGAGAAAACGAGTAGAATGCTTGAACAACTTGATTTCAATAATGTAATGGTTGACGAAGGAGAAGGTATTGACAATTACAGTGACTATAATTCAATTAAAGACAATGTATTTTTACGACTGAGACAAGGATGAGTAAAATAGCCCTTATTACAGATCAACATTTCCAGGCAAGAAAAACATCTAAACAATTTCACGATTATTTTCTAGAATTTTACAATAACATTTTCTTTCCCTATCTAGAAAAACATAATATCAAAACCGTTATTGATCTCGGTGACACATTTGATAATCGCAACTTTCTTGATCCCGCTGCGATTGATTGGGCGAAAAGAAATTATTATGATCGGTTATATACCTTAGGAATTGATCATCACGTTGTTGTTGGTAATCACACATCCAAACTTAAAAATACCAATAAGATTAGTTCGGTTGATCTTATTCTTAGAGAGTATAGCAATATCACAATCTATAAGAATCCAACCGATACGAAAATTCAAGATCTAGACATACTTTTTATTCCTTGGATCAATAAAGAAAACGAAGAAGAAACTTTGAATAAAATTCGTGACACCTCAGCAAAGATCGCAATGGGTCATCTGGAATTAAATGGTTTCAGTCCTTATGTCGGTCATGTTATGGAAGATGGAAGAGAATCCGATGTCTTCAAGAAGTTTCAAAAGGTTTTCTCTGGTCACTATCATACTCGCTCTGATAACGGCAAGATTTATTACATCGGTAACCCTTACGAGCTGTATTTTAACGATGTGGATGACAGACGTGGTTTTGTCATTTTTGACGCTGAAACCCTAGACCACGACTACGTTGATAATCCGTTTCGGATGCACTACCAACTCTATTACGATGGCGGTTGTGAATTCACATTGACCGCCGAGCTGAGTAATAAGATCATCAAGGTGATTGTTAAAAAAATTGATGACTTTAAGCACTTTGAAGAATTTATTGCCGAGCTGAATAGATTACAACCTGCAGAGCTTAAAATTATTCAGGCTATTCAGGCAGTTGATGTTGAAGAGTTTGAGACCACAGATTCAGAAGATACTCTTTCAGTTCTTCATCGCTATATTGATGAGTTTGAAAATAATTACGATAAGAGTCGGATTAAGAGTATCATCAATAATCTTTATCAAGAAGTTCATCAATTAGTCTGATGTTTTTACTCGCATTAAAAGATAAGAAAAAGAATGGCGCTTTTTCAATAATTAACGAAGAGAATGAAAAGATTCTATTGTTCTTTGAGATGTTTGATGATGCAGAACGTTATAGAATTTTATTAGAAGAACAAGATTTACCCGAAATGGAGATTCTTGAATATGATGATGAGGTATTAATAAAAACTACCGAAGCTATCGGATATAATTATACTATTATTGGTCCTTATGATCTGGTTGTTCCACCGAAAATGTACGATTGAATTATGATAATTTTTAAGAAAGTTAGAGCAAAGAATTTCTTATCTGTTGGTAATCAGTTTTTAGATTATGACCTGAATAATGAGCATTTGACTTGTATCCGGGGTGGAAATGGACAGGGCAAAAGTTTGATGATCGATTTTATTACTTTTTCTCTCTATAAAAAAGCTTACCGAAACATCAATCTTCCACAACTCGTCAATAATATCAATCAAAAAGACTGTGTTGCTGAAATAGAATTCTCTATTGGTGATACTGAATGGATGGTAAGACGCGGACTAGCCCCGAATATCTTTGAAATTTATAAAAATGGTGAGATTTTAGATCAACATTCTTCTGTTATTGAACAACAGAAGTGGCTAGAGCAAAATGTTCTTAAGATGTCCTATAAGACTTTTATTCAGATTGTCATTCTTGGTTCTAGTGCCTTCATTCCTTTCATGCAACTCGTTCCGGCTGATAGAAGAGATGTTATTGAAGATCTTTTGGACATTAAGCTTTTCTCTTCTATGAATATTTTGGTCAAAGAGAAAATCAAAGAGTTTAAGGATAATGTTAAGATTCTATCAATCAAGAAAGATTCTTATGAAGACAAAGTTTCAATGCAACGAAATTTTATTGATGAGATTGAAAAACGAAGTAGAGACGACATACAAGAAAAAACCGATACCATCTCAGAACTTTTTTCTTCTATTGAATCATTACAATCCAAGAATGATGAGATTAATTTAGATATTCAAAAGCTCAATGAAACTCTTGATGAACTTGTGGGAGTATCTGATAATCTAAAAACACTTCTAGCCAATAAGACAAAGCTCACAGTGGAAGCCAAGAATCTCAAAGAAACCACAAACTTCTTTGTTAATAACGATGTATGTCCAACATGCTCACAACATATTGATGATGAGTTTAAGAAATCAAAACAGAAAGATATTAAGAAGCAGATGAGTTCTTTGAAGAAAACTTATGATTCTTTAATTCTTACGATTGATGAAGAAACTCAAAGGCAAGATCAATTCAAAAAGACTTCTGAAGAAACAAATACCTTAAATCAAAAGATCTCCTATAATAACTATCAGATCTCACAAGCTCAAAATAGAATAAAAGAGCTTCATGTTCAGATCAAACGTCTAACCGATGCGATCAATAATAAAAACGATGAACATCAAAAACTAGAAGAATATAACCAAACTCTAGACGATATTAAAACTGATATTGCAGAGCTGAAAGAAGAGATTCATCATTATGATTATGTTCAGCTTATATTGAAAGATTCTGGTGTTAAATCAAGAATCATTGAAAAATACCTAAAGATTATCAATCAACAGATTAACAAGTATCTGAATCTTCTGGAGCTTTATGTTAATTTTAATCTTGATTCGGAGTTTAACGAAAAAATCACAACTCCAACCTTTGAAAGTTTTTCGTATGGTAATTTCTCTGAAGGCCAAAAGCGTCGTGTAGATCTTGCACTTCTCTTCACCTGGAGATATATTAGCACGATGAAGAACTCAGCTAATACAAATTTATTAATTTGTGATGAGATTCTTGATGGTTCTTTAGATGAAATGGGCCACTTTGCTTTTCTTAAGATCATTAAAGAAGAGATGAAGAACTCCAATATCTTTGTTATTTCACATAGAGATGGAATTGAACATCGTTTTGATAAAGTTATTACCATAGAAAAAAGAGGTAATTTTACGGTAAAATCGGAATCATAATAAATAGTTCAAATAAACACTAAATTGTAAAATAACCATGTCTCAATCTCATTCTTTGTTTGAAGCATATCAGGCCGTTTACACACCTCAAGAGCAAGATGATTATCAACTTGTTTTAGATTATCTTGTTTCTGAGGGTTATGTTGATGACGTGGATGAAGCCGAACTCGTTATTGAACAACTAGAAGATGATGTTATTGATGGTATTCTGGATGAAGTTAAGGGGTGCGGTGGTAAAGTGAATCCCGATAACGGCGATTATGAAAATGGTTCCGGTTCTGCTCGCATGATGATGTCTCCTAGAAAGAAAGCTCTCGCTATGGCCAGACGCAGAGAAAATGAGGCAACTACACCTCAACATCAACGTCAAGCCGCGAAGATGCGCCGAGTTGCTAGTAATATGAAGGAAGAAACCATGAATGATATCCCCGAAGGTTTTAAGCCAACAAACTATACTTATTATCGTGGACCTAGTAGAAAAGGAAAACAGCTAGAAAAACAAATTCAACGACATAGAGACAGGGGAGATCTAGTAAAAGCCACACAAATGGATTTTATTAATAGAATGATGGATGATCCTGAAGGTCGTAAGGAATCCATGGAAAAATCACGTAGAAATCGGTTACGGCCTGATGCAAGAGCCCGCAGGGATGCACAGCAAGATTCTAAAAAATACGGAATGAAGGAAGAATTAGACACTTACGATCTGGTTCTAGAATATCTTCTCTCTGAAGGTTTTGCTGATAATGAAGAAGCCGCTCTTCAGATTATGTCTAATATGAGCGAAGAGTGGATGGAAGAAGCTGTATCTCATTATGTGAATTCTTGAAGTCAGTATAAAACAAAAAGCACTTGACAAATTGGAGATCTCGTGCTATAGTGCCTAGGCGCCTTGAAAATGGGCATCTAGGCAATTTTTATGGAGTTTTATTATAATGAGTGAAAATCATTTTTGGAGATACAATGAGGATAAGATTCTTCGTCAGTTAGAAGAATATCTTAAAGGAACCTATGGTCAACACTATGTTGATCAAATCAATGAAGGCAATATGCAAAGCCAGGATAAAATCAAACATTCTCGTAGAGAGGGATTTTATGCTGGAAATGTATCAAAGTATATTGATCGCTATGACGCAAAAGGAACACCGAGAGCCGATCTCTTTAAGGTTCTACACTATACGATGTTATTGATTAATCATTTAAATCTTATTGAAAATAATGGACAATAAATTAGCTAGAGATCCCAACACACCATCGGAAATCCTAGAACGACTAGCGACCGATGATGAGGATTATATTGTTCGTGGTGGGGTAGCACAAAATCCAAACACTCCACCAAAAGTCTTAGGAGTTTTAGTGACCGATAATGAATGGTATGTTCGCTGTGGTGTAGCATATAATCCAAACACACCAATAAAAATCCTAGAACAACTAGCGACCGATAAGCATTATAATGTTCGTTGGGGAGTATCAGGAAATCCAAACACACCACCTAGAATCTTAGAGCAACTATCAACCGATGTGGATGGTTATGTTCGTTATAAAGTAGCGAGACATCCAAACACTCCGATTCATATATTGAAGATTCTCAGTAAAGATTGTATTCGTGAAACTAGAGATAACGCATTTAAAAACTTATCACCCAAACAATTAGAACTTGATTTACCATTATGAACAACAAGTCACAAGAGAATCCTGAAATATTGAATCCCATATTAACAGAAAAAACAGAACAAGAAAAGAAAGAACTAGAATTTAAAAGATTATTGGAACTCACAGCTGATCCTAAAACATCAGTTGATATGTTAGAAGAACTTTCCAAGCATGAAAACGAACATATCAGGGCAGGAGTGACTAGAAATAGACAAACACCAGTTAGAGTTTTAGATTTTTTGTCATCTGATAAATCTATTATGGTTATTCGTGGAGTTGCAAGTAACCCAAATACATCTTTAGAAACATTAAAAAAAATATCAGAAATCAATGATCCAAGTGTTCTACCTTGGATGGCAGGAAATCCAAACACATCTTCTGATATGTTAGATAAAATTGTAATGGATTTTAATGAATACAACACTGATGACTATTTTACCATTGTTGAAATTATAGGTAATCCTAATATTTCATTAGAAACACTATTGAAATTTCAATCCAAATGTCCTTTATCATGTATATTAAGCTATGATGTTGGAGAAGTTAGTTATATTGGAAATGAAAGAATTCGTAGTAAAATTGTTCAACATCCTGATGTCACCGTTGAAATTTTATCGGAATACGCCAAGGACACTCAACCACATATTAGATGTAAAGTAGCGGGTTCTAATAAGACTCCAATTTCGGTACTGGAAGAATTATCAGAAGATGAGAGTTTTCTTGTTCGGATGAGTGTTCTTTATAACCCAAATACACCAGAACATATTTTAAACAAAATCAAACAAGATCCAGATCCTAATATCAGAATCATTGTTGAAGAATTAAACACCAAGTCCAATTGATTTATCATTATGAAATTATCAAAAAACACACTTGACATTTTGAACAGTTATAGAGAAATCAATAACTCTATTGTCATTTATCCTGGCAATAAAATTAGAACAAAAAGCGAAGATAATAGAATTTTTGCGGAAGCAATCGTAGAAGAAACTTTTGATCGTGAATTCGGAATTTATGATCTTAAAAATTTTCTAGCTGCCTATAACATTTTGGGAACACCTGAACTAATTTTCTCAAATGAAGATTATGTTCTTCTTAAAGAAGGTAGAGCTGAAATCAAATATTATTTTTCTTCTAGCGAATTTATTACTTCTATTCCGCCTGATAAGGATTTTCAACTGAAATCCCGAGACGTTTGTATTCAGTTACCACAGTCACAATTCAATAAGATGGCAAAGATGTCAACTTTTGATAGTGATCGCACACACTGGATTGTTGAATTTCTTGGTGAAGAAGGTGAAATCTATCTGAGAGTCTATCATAAGGATGATCCAACCTCTACTTCCTATAGTTGTGGTGTGGGAGAAACAGAAAATACCTTTTCACTTAAGACCTTCTTAGATGTTTTTCTTTTTATGAATGGAGATTATGACATCGTTATCTCAAAATCACCATTCTTTCTTGAGGCAACAAACACCAGTAGAAATCTCAGATACATTCTGCCATTATCTCCAGAATCAACATATGAGGATTGATAAATGAGTTATCAATATCTTTGGGTTCAAAAGTACACTCCACGCAATATTGAAGAGTGTATTCTTCCAGAAGGAATCAAAAAACAGTTTATTGATTTTCGCAATTCACAGCAAGTTCCAAACATGATTCTTGCTGGAGAAAGAGGAATCGGTAAAACCTCAACAATGATCGCTCTCGCTAAAGAGCTTGACCGTGATCTGATGATTATTAATGGCTCAGACGAAAGAACGATTGATATCATTCGCAATAAGGTAAAAAATTATGCATCCACGGTATCATTGAATCCAGGTAAGAAGATTCTTCTTATTGACGAAGGTGATAATATGACAAACGATGCACAGTTGGCACTTAGAGGTTGTATTGAAGAGTTTCAGAGAAATTGCACATTTGTTTTTACTTGTAACAATCTTAGCGGAATTAAAGAACCTATTCAATCTAGATGTCCACCTATTGTCTTTAAGATTCCTGCTAGTGAAAAAACAAAATTGATGACGGAATTCTACACAAGAATTCTTAAAATTCTTGAGCTAGAAAACGTTACCTGTGATGACAATAAGATTCTTATCAAGTTCATCAATAAGCATTTTCCAGATTTTCGTAGAACTATTCATCTACTAGAGCAAAATTCAAAAAGTGGATCCATCGGAACCAATCTTTTGGCTCAAGTGTCTGAGATGAACACCACTACTCTTTTCCGGCATCTTAAAGAATGTAAATTCTTAGATGTGCGTAAATGGGTTGTTGAGAATCTAGAAAACGATCCAAATACAATCTTTCGTAAAGTTTATGACGGTCTGGATGGTGTTATGAATAAACAGTCAATTCCTGCAGCTATTTTGATTCTCTATGATCATATGAATAGTAATGTAATGGATAATGAGATTAACATTCTTGCGTGTTTTAGTAAGATTATGATGGAGTGTGAATGGCTGTAGAACTTAAAGATTGGATTAATTCAATAACTTTCTCCAAAGAAGATCTTTCTGATAACATTTCAGAATATCCTTTCTATATTGTCAATAAAATTTTGGGATCCGATAGAGGATGTGTGTTGCTTGTCAATGAATTGAACAAGAGATACTCAATGCCAGTGGATATGCAATATAAGTTTTTATTGATAGCTATTCCGAGAAAGAAGAGATTTAATCCATATCTCAAAAAAAGTAAAGACAAGGACGTAGAAGCTGTCAAAGAATACTTTAAAATTAGCACAGAAAAAGCAAAAGAATATCTTCAGGTACTTGATGTGGAGCAAGTACAATCAATTAAACGCCAACTGTTCAAAGGTGGCACTCCATAAATACATTATGTTTGTTTTAAACTTAGGATTTTTGAATTATGAGTACACTTGATCGCAATTACATTCCATTTGAAGAAGTTGAACCGATTTATGTTTCTTTAAAAGAGCCAGATGACTTTCTAAAAATTCGGGAAACAATTTCTAGAGTTGGACTTCTCTCTAGACATCAAAACGTTCTTTATCAATCTTGTCATATTCTACACACTCGTAGAGGAACGTTATCTTCTTATCGCATCTGTCATTTTAAAGAGCTTTTTGGTTTAGATGGCAAAGAAACCACAATCACTCTAGAAGATATGCAGCGTAGATCAACTACAGCAAAACTTTTAGAACAGTGGGGACTTTTAACTATTGTTAATCCTGAAGTATTAGATAAGTATGGTTATTGCCCATTGAATAAGATTAAAGTTGTCAGCTATAAAGAAAAAGTTGATGGTACTTATCGCCTGGAAGCCAAATACACCATCGGTAATAAGGGTCAAAAACGAGAAGACGCGAGTTCGGTTTCCACTACTTGACGGTTTGATAAATTTCTGATAAATAAGATCCGGGATGCTTCTTCAAGATCCCGTTTTCACACTCTCGCTTTTTAAGGAGAAAAATTATGGTAACTTCATTAACACGTTACAATTCACTGAATCAACTTGTTGGTGATCTCAATTGCTATATGATTGGATTCAATAGCTTTTATGATAATACTCTGATGAATTCAACTCAATCAACTTATCCACCTTACAATATTGTGGAAATTGAAAAAAATCGGTACCGCCTTGAAATGGCGCTTTCGGGATATTCAAAAGAAAATCTGAAAGTATATACTGAAGACAATAGACTTCATGTAGAAGCCGAAAAGAAAGAAGAGACAACTGAGCGATATTTACATCGTGGATTGTCATCTAGATCTTTTAGTTGGGTTAGAGTTCTCACAGATAATCTCGTTGTTAAAAATGTAGAATTCAAGGATGGTCTACTCACTATTATGTTGGAGAGGGTTGTTCCTGAAAGTCATAAACGACAAGATTATCTATAAATAAAAGTAAAAAATGAAGACGTTTAAGCAGTTTTTAGAAATGGTGAATGACTTCGGTGATTCACCTAAAAAGCCCAAAGAAAAGTGCTATAAAACAATCAAATATGCAATGGCTCCGGGAGGTAAAGCCTGTGCTAAACGCTCTTCATCTAGTGCCGCTGGTGATTAAATAACCAGCGGCTAAATTCACGACATTATTAATTATTATGACAGATGAACAAATTTTAAATCTTGCTGAAAAATTTGATTTCCAAGAGAGATTTATAGAATACGATAGATTGGGTTTTGAAATTAATGAGTATATTACCTCAAGAGAAAATCTGATGGAATTCGCACTCGCTATTCATAAGATTGGATATAATAAAGGTTATGATGTCGGTGTCCAACGGTGATTAAATAGTCAGCGGATAAATTCACTCTAAAGCGAATATATAATGAAAGGAACAGTATCACCCGAACTACGTTATATTTTAAAGGATCCTAAACTACGAGAGAAATTTTATTCAGAATTCTTTAATAGAGATAGAACTGTAGAAAATATCAATATTAAATTGGACGATGATACTCAAATAACTATTAAAAACTTTGGAAATTTTACAACTAGGAAAAATAAAAAATCTCGTAACATATTAGATTTATTACTAGGATTTTAAGCTCACTAACAATTAAAACATAAACATTTCACACAACACACAACTATGAATCCATACGAATCAGATTTACGCTTTCGTATCTATCAAGAAGCAAGATCAATGCTAGAAAGAGAATACAATGGTAAAATTGAATTAATTGATTTGCGTTCACGATCTACAGATAGGGATCTTTGGGGTTATACGCCATTGGATATGAATCCCAAATATCCATCACCAAAAGACATTGATGATTTAGCCAATAGTATTAATAATTTCGTCAATAAAACCGCTTGACAAATTAGGAGAAGTGTGCTAGAGTGGATCTTGTTCAAAAAGTAGCTCCACTCTTATGAAAATAAAGTTGGTATATTTAAAAACGGGTGAATATGTTGTAACGACATTATACCAAGTAACTGAAGGTGAAGATAAAAGTTTACTTTGTTATGTCTTTGATAATCCAAAATCGGTTCTAACAAATTCTGATTGGAACAATGAAGCTAATAGTCAGCTTACGGTTCAAGCCGCTCTTATCAGTTGGCCAGCGTTCACAAAAGATAAGAGAATTGAAGTCTTTCCTGATAATGTTGTAGCTGTTGTTGAGCCTTCAGATGAGTTAATTAAGTTATATGAGGAATCTATAAATGAGTGAAAAATTTAATAGTGTTGATTTAAATCAATACGATAAAAAAGATATTCTAACAAAACTTCTGGTTTTTCCTGATGGTTCAGTCTTAATCAGTAAACTTGTATATATCGCACCTCTTGATATTGGTGAACCTGATATTGTTCTAATTGAGCCACACATAATCAGTGAAAATATTGTTCAAGATGTTCTTACAGAAGAAACACAAAGAACATCTCCTTCATTGACTCCTTGGTTATTTAATTATGCCGATATCAATCAGAATCAATTCTATATTCACAGTGATAAGATTCTGACCATGGCAACACCAAACGCCGAACTATTAAGTGAATATCATAAGAGGTTTGGATGAAGTGGTACACGAGTGTAAAGAGGTCAGGTAATAAACTTTATATTAGAGGTAATTATGAAGGTGTTCCTTATTCGGATGTAGTAGAATATCAGCCAACACTTTATCTTCCATCAAAAACTCCTACTGATTATAAAAATCTAGCTGGTGAATACTTAAGACCAATCAAACAACCATCTATTCGGGATTTAAGAGGTTTTCTT